ATTAACTAGCTTATTTTTTCGGACTTTTTCCCGGTTGCCTATAATATATAAGTAAAGGAATAAATTATGGCTAATTATGGGCAAGGTGAAAACCGCAACTCTAGCTACGGAATGGGTGGCGTTCCCCGTACCTATAATGCTTCTCCTCCTCCTTTTGGAGAAGTTCAGGATAGTGGTGGTTCAGAAAGTGATTCTGGGGGTGGACAGGATTTACAGTGTTATGCGTATAGTATAGGTATAGACTTAACTGTTTACTATAACAACGTGAAGGGCGTCGAGGACCTCCTCCCAGGCGATAATTACGTTGAACTTGAATTTAAAATTCTGGAGTACGAGGCGGAAGGCTACGAATGTAAGAAGGGAATTGACCTTCCTCCTGGAGATGAGTGCGAGAGGTGCATGTATTCTGATCCAACTGAAGATTTTACTGGTTCTATATGCGGCACAACGACTAAAAGTTTAAGTAATTTTGTACATGGTCCTGGGCCTTGGGTTGGGTCACCTCCATGCACTCCTGAAAGTAAGTGTGATGCATTTTATCTGTCCTGTTGGGCTCACTATAGCTTAGAATGTAAGAAATTTTGGCAGCAATGCGGAAAAAATGAAATGGTCCATAAGATGATAAAGGACTTGGGGGGTGAGGTCGATGGCCCAGTCCCACACGCCAAGGGGACCCTTTCCACGGAAGGCAATAATAAAGGCAATATGGTTGTTCCCTGGACTGTTTTAAAACTAATTGATGCATGGAAGGCCGCAAGCAAAACACCAGGAAAAGCAGGTTCTGAGGAGAAACCTTGTGATATATGTGAGTTTCTTTGTTGTTTAGTAAACTCTACAATACTATCAGAAGATACCAAGCTCCCTAAATTAGAAGATTGTAGAGTTGATGGAATGTGGGGTAGTGGGGGTTGGTTGGAACCCGGCGCAGGCACCAGATGGCACAACCCTAATTGGGACCCATGTGCAGAAAATGTTGGAAATGAATTTGAAAACTGGCTTTTGAACTCTGCTGAAGAAGAACTTACGATTTGCAGGAGAAACCCAGATAACCCTGGGCCTTATGAAGATTATCAACACCCGTGCCCTGGGTGTTGTGGTGAGGATGATCTAGGTTTTTAGGAGAAATAAATTATGGTTAGATTTGGACAAGAAAAAAATCGCAACTCTGGCTTGAGATCAAATGATAGGAATTATCCAAGGAGGGCTATAGGAGATTCTCATTCTCCTTTTGGACAAGGGGGTGGTTCAGAAAGTGATTCAGGGGGTGGAGATGATTTCCGGTGTTATAAGTATTGGATGCGTTTCTCGCTGAGTGTTAAATATGATAATACAAAAGTTGAAAAAACTGGCGAGTATGGCGAGCCCGATTTCGATCCCCTGTTCCCATCCGAGGTTACTTTTAAGATGGAAGGTAAAGAGAGTCTTGCTTCAGAATTTTCTTGTGAACATGCAATTGATTTGCCCATAGAGAACTGTGCAGGGTGCGAGTATGAGATCATGGAGGATTCGTTTAAGGGTACAATATGTCCATACATAAAAACTGAAAGTTTAAGTGATTTTGTACAACGTGGGGATGGTAGTGGAAAAATTCTTTGTGTTCCTGATAATAATTGTGTAGATACCGGCTTTAGAGGGGCGTGCCGTGGTAAATATGAATTAAAGTGTCGTAAACAATGGTTGCAATGTGGAAAAAATGAATATTACCGTGAATTTATGGCCGAGTTCGGTATGACCATGGGTATTAAGACTCATACATATAAAACTAAAAACAAAAAAGCTGCATGGGCTGTTTTAAAAATGATTGATGGCTGGAAAAGCGATTCGGGTTCTGATGCTCCCGAATGTGATATATGTGATTTTCTTTGTTGTATAGGATCCTACTTCGTCTGGGGCGTGGACGGAGGGACCCAGCCTAAAACTCAAGATTGTTACGACCGGGATGATTATATATGGTCCTGGGGTCACCTGGATTACCCGCACGATACTATTGAGAATTGTCTCATAGAGGTTGATATTCATTTCGCGGATTTCCTTCTGAGGGGTGATTCCATGGGAGCAGCGGGAGTCCTGAAGAATTGCCGAGACGGCGTGGTCATAGGCAACGCTTTCCATACTATGTTCGAGGAGGTCGGTTGTCCTGGGTGCTGTGGTGAAGATAGTGGTCAGTTTAAGTAAGGATTAAATTATTTCGCATAATCCTAAAAAAGAATCTATATAATATATAATGGTTTTTGGAAGTAACACAGATTTTGGAAGTGGTTTCGGAGTTGGGGGCTCTCCTCCTCCTGAGTATTCAGGAGGGGATGATCCAGGAGATATGTTTCAATGTTATCAATACCGATTACAATATACAATTGAATTAAAGCATTCTTACCTTAGGAAGATTTGGGGTCCCCGTGGGAACTACCTCACACAGGTCACAAAAGATTGGGAGGGAGAGATTACAATTAAGGCAGGACTGAGCAGATGGAAATCAGATAACAAATGCATTTGGGGTGCAATTGACATACCTCCAGAGGAAAAATGTCAAATGTGTTGGGATAGATACATAAAAGGTGCTAGATATTTTTATATTCGATCACTCACCTATGGCGGCACCCCCCACGATTTCGAGTGGGAGGATCTTGACAAGATGTACCTGAAAAAGGCGTGCCCTCCGGTAGTGGATACTACCAATGGACATTATGGATTTACTTGTGAAAAACATTGGATGCAATGTGGTAGAAATAAAAAATTAGAAAAGGCTATTACACCTGGCCCAGGAGGGGTAAAATCAATAACTTTACAATCAGGAGCCTGGGACATCACCGAGAGTGGCGATAAGAGTAGATACGATCTTGTATGTATGGTTTTTGAAAAACTTCTTGAAGCTAGGAAGGGAAAATACAGCGGCTCGTTCGGCGGCGGGATCGGTGGCATAACGCAGCAGGGGGGTGAGTGTGGAGAATGCCGAGTTCTTAATTATATGGTTATTAATACACTCTTTGGAGATGTAGGATCATTAACAGGGGGACAAGATCACGATTGCGATGGCGACTGGGCGAATAATTGGGAGGAGCACCAGTGTGGGAATCAGAGAAAGAAAGACTTTGAAAATTGGATGCGAGATCAAGCAGGCGAGGACTGGTCGCTCGTGCCGTATCCGAGGCCCTTTAAGATACCAAAATGCGATGATGTCCCAGGATGCGCGCCCATCATCCGCCCAAAGAAGTAGCAGAATGGATGAGGGTGATGAATAATTTTTTAAACCAAAATTGAGAATAGGTATTCTACATATAGTGTGAGGTAATTTAAAATGGGACATTCACCAATGGTAGATCAAAAAGGGTATATTGATGTTAACTCTGCTCTAAAGTTAAAAGAAGCAGAAGGCCGTGTTGAGGTAGACAGACTCCACGCTGAGTCTGATGCTAAGTTCAGAGAGTTACTTATTAAAGAGAGTGCAAAAGAAACTGCTTCTAAGCACTTAGCAAAGTTTGCAGGGCTATACTTATTAATTCTCGTCTTAGCATTCATTGGAAGTATTAAATTTATACCTGAGTCTAACGTGGCTGTGGTGGCTGGATTGATAACTTTAGTGGTTACTAATCTTTCCACTATATTAAAAGGAATCGTAGAGAACGGTCAAGGCAAAGAAGATAAATTAAAAGGGGATAAGCAATGAATCCAGTATGGGCAATATTTTTTAAGGACAGGTTTAGAACACCGTTTTCAGTTTACAAGATGAGTTTGGCGGAAATAGTATTTCTTTTAACTGGTGTTGCTGCCGTAGGTTATTTCGGGGTCCAAGGATTAGATTGGTTATTTGGTTTAGAGTTTAGTGAGACTTCGGTTTTAGATTCTACAAATATTGAATAAAAAGAACAAGAGATATACCAACAAGGGACCTAGATACTGGGAGAAGTTATGGTTTTCCAAACGAAAACTTAAAAACTTCTTTAAGAACGAATCTAAACGAAAATACGGTAAGAGGTTAATATGAAGACTCACAGAGATATTATAACTGAGAAGCACGCCGCTAGATTGGCGAAGCTACCTGCTAATAGCGGTCACGCTAAAGTTCTTAGAGCAAAGCTTGGGATTAGTCCTGTGGTAGAAGCCGTTCCTGCTCCTGCTCCTGTTACTCCCAAAAAGAAGAAGAAGAAAGCATCTAATAAAAAAAATCAGTAGTGTTGGGGTAAGCACCTTGCGCCTTTCGTGCTGCTGAACTTCGCTACCGCTCCCTACTTTAATAGTAGGGAGCTTTTTATACTTGTTTAATTATCCAGCCGCTCAAGTAGGAAACTCCTCCAACCCTGTTGGCAAATTCATGACGATGATTACCGTCCATGAGTTCTAATAATCCTTCAGGAGTTTCATAAATAAGGACATCTTCCATTTTAGCGGCATCCCATTTCTTATCTTTTATGGGTCTAACGGGTTGCAGATAGCGAATTATATTACTCAGAGAAATAGAGGACTCGTATCTCATCTCAAAGATAGGTTTTCCAAGCATGATTGCCATCCTATATTGCTGTTCCGCATCAGAGTCGTGTAGCCAGCCCCCTACGCACAGAACAAAAGTACATTCATTGATCATTTGTTGTCGCTCTGCTTCATCTTTATGAAAGCCATGAACAATTTTTAAGTTCATAACTTTGTAGTACTCTTCTGTTTCACGCCTGATCTTGTGATCAATAAGACCAGTTATGCGTGAATGAAGATAGTCTTTGCATTTTTTGAGTAGGTTCTCATCTTTGGGTGATCCAATTCCATAAATTTTAACTGTATTTCTGATGATATCGTTAAACTTTTCATTTGTTGGATGGGGCCACCGATTTCTTTTATTGTCTCCCCCTGTATAGCTGATTACATTACTCATATTTATTCCTTTATTTCTAGTGGAAGGTCAGTATTTTCTATAAAGGCTTGTTGATTCTTGTGCCAGGACTCTCTTCCTACTAATTCTCCTATAGAGTTATGTAGAATGTTTAAATCAACAACTTTATTTGTATATCCCTTCAAGAAAGCTTTTGTGGTGTAATGAATATCATAAAAGTCCCACTCTCCTTCAAAGTAGGGTGGTTTTTCTAAACCTACATCTTTAAGTACAGAAGATTTAGTAGCTAGAAAAAGTCCATCCAGGACTACTACATCGTCTGGGGGTCCGTAGGAGGTTAAGTATTCTTTTCCTTGGGGGTCCACATGGGTAACCCTTCCTCTGTGTTTCCCTGCTTTCCACCAATCTTGATCCCACCATATTGCATTTTCACTTAAATAAGTTGTTCCTGCTGCTCCTATAAAGCCCGTTTCAGGTAAAGATGCTAAACTGGTCAGCTTGTTTAAGAATTCTTCTGGGTTTTCTCTAATTTCAATGTCATCATGGCAGAATATTAAAATGTCATCATCATCAGGATTTATCTTTTCAAAAGCCCCCTTATACGCACTAAAAATTGATTTAGCCCCAGAAATTAGATAAATACTTATCTTACAACTACATAGAAAGGATAATAATTTATCTGTAGTAGAGGATACATTATTTCTATCTCTAGTACATATAATAGCGTATATATTCATATACTATAATATGGAGACTGAATCAGCTTTTTATGAAAAACCCAGAATTATTAAAAGAGTTTAAGCGATGCGCTGAGGATCCTATTTACTTTATTTCTAAATATATAAAGGTTACTCACCCAGTCCGAGGACTGGTTCCCTTTGATCTGTATCCTTTTCAACATAGAATTTTAGATAATTTACAAAACCATAGATTTAATATTCTAAGAAAATTTCGACAAGCAGGATGTACTACGATTGCGGCTAGTTACTCCTTGTGGATGGTAATTTTTCAGAAACATAAGTCTGTTATTATTCTTTCAAAAGGGGATTCTGAATCCACTGAAGTTCTAGACAGAGTTAAATTGATGTATGATGAACTCCCAGTATTTTTAAAGCCTGGGATAGCAGAGGATAACAAGCACACACTTAAATTGAAAACGGGATCAGTCATTAAATCTCGTCCTTCGGGCAAACAATCAGGTCGTTCTCTTGCAGGCTCCTTCTTGATTATTGATGAAGCTGCTTTCATTGATTCCATTGATACTATTTGGGCTGCTGTCTTTCCTATTATCTCTACGGGGGGTCGAGCCTTTGTTCTCTCTACTGTGAATGGTATAGGTAACTGGTATCACGATGTTTATCAGGCAGCTATTAGTGGTGAAAACTCGTTTAACCCTATTGATATTCGCTGGCAAGAGCATCCTGAATATAATTATAATCCTGATTATGAGCATCTCTATGAGATTATGAGGGAGAAGGGATTAGACATTTATAAATGGGAAGAAACCACTAAGGCAAATATGCCCATGAAGCAGTGGCTTCAGGAATATGAGTGTTCCTTCTTGGGAACAGGGGATACTTATATTGAGGGTGCTGTTTTGAAGCAAATATCTTCTCAAACAAGTGAAGAGTATTTTACCAAATATAATAATAGAATGAGGGTATGGCAGGATCCTCAACCCCACTATACTTATCTAATTTCATGTGATACGTCCCTAGGCAGAGATAGAGATTACTCAGCTTTTCATATTATTAATCTATACAATGGGCAACAAGTTGCAGAATTCTACTCCAACAGAACACCTATAAATGAATTTGCTAAAGTTTTATTTAACGAAGGAATGCTATATAATGTAGCTCATGTGATCTGTGAGCGAAATACTATTGGAAACAACTTAATTGACTGGCTCTATAATGTATATGAGTACGAGAACCTGTGGGCTGATGAGAAGGATGATCTTGGTTTTCAGGTAACTGCAAAAAATAGAGACAGTATACTAGCTGAACTAGAAGAAGCACTACGAACTGAATTACTTAAAATTAACTCAACCAGGACTTGTGACGAATTAACAACTTTTATTGTTACAGAAGGAGGCAGAGCAGCGGCAGAAAGAGGTCATCATGATGACCTAGTAATGAGTTTAGCTCTAGCTGTTCATGCCTATAAAAACTTATTAGATTCAACTCCTCTTGAGTTTGTTTCTAGAGTAGAGAAGACAGATCGACCCCTAATGCCAAGTAAAAATTATAAACATAGTTTTAAAACTGCGAATGGGGAAATGACAGAGGAAGATTTTAAATGGCTGATGAACTAGAAGATGACTTGAATGAAAGCGGTTATACTACTTTTGGTGGATCTGAGAATAGGTCTGGAAGCTTCTATACTCCAACTGGACCTATAGGAAGATTCTTTGCAAAGTTTTTTGCTACTAAAGCGCAAAAAACTGCTGTAAAAGCTATTGACAAAGGTTTTGTTTTACCGGAGACAGGGGATACGGTAATTAGCACTGAGGTTATAAAAGATCAAGAGATTGATGCTGGTCCTGCCATAGGAGGTATTCAAAGAAATCCAATCTTACCTCAATTAGAACTCAACAGAAGAAGACGATATAAGGAATACGAAGAGATGGATGAGTACCCCGAAATCGGGGCTGCGTTCGATATTTATGCTGATGATTCTACTCAAAAAGGGACTAGGGCTGAGAGATGGACTGTAAAATCAGAGAGTGATTTAGTTGTTGATGAGGTGGATAGGTTATTTGAACAAATTAATATGCACAGGTTTTTGTGGGATATTATCAGAAATGCTGTAAAATATGGGGACTGCTTTACTGAATTAGTCTTAGATATTAATAATCCCGAAGAGGGAATAAAGAAAATTAAAATTCTTAATCCGAATTGGATTCTTAGAGTGGAAAATGAGTATGGATATCTTAAGAAGTTCTTGCAGGAAATTCCTAACTTAGAATCTCTGCAATATGCTACAGTTGGTCAATCTAATGAAAGTAGACCTGTAAAATATATTGAATTGGATAAGAACCAAATTATTCACTTTAGGCTGCATACTTCCGACCCCGTATTTTATCCCTATGGAAAATCCATTGCTGCTCTCTGTCATAGAGTTTTCAGATCTCTTAAAATGATGGAAGATGCCATGATGATTTACAGATTATCACGGGCTCCTGAAAGACGCATTTTCTATGTTGATACGGGCAATCTTCCTACTAGTAAGGCTGAGATGTTTATTGAGCGTCTGAAGCAAAAGTTTAAGAAGGAGAAGTATTATAACTCTCCTAAAGGTACAATTGATTCCAGGTATAATCCAATGTCTATGGATGAGGATTTCTTTGTTCCCACAAAGAATGGACGCGGAACCAAGATTGATACACTCCCAGGGGCAACTAACCTTGGAGAGATTGAAGATGTTCGCTATTATCGAGATAAGCTTCTCGCTGCATTAAAAGTTCCTAAAGATTATCTTGTGGAGAAAGATAAGTCTCCAGAAAGAAAAGCTAATTTGTCTCAATTGGATGTTAAATTTGCTAGAACTATTCAAAGAGTTCAAGTTGATATTGAGGCAGGTTTAGAAAACTTAGCTAAACGCCACTTACAATTAAAAGGTTTTCCTGCGGCTTTAATTAAAAAATTAAGAATTTCTCTTCCTGAGCCTTCTGATATGTCGGCAAAGAGAAAGCTTGATATTGATGAGCAAAAAGTTAGAGTTATTCAAGGTGTTCAGCAGCTTGGTCTTTTCTCTCAAGAATCAATTTATAGAGAGTTCTATGATATGACAGAAGAAGAGATTGCACGAATGCAAAGCGAATTAGAGCAAGATCAGCAAAAACTGGCCGAGCAGGAAATGGCTGCTGGGGGTATGGCTGGGCCAGGACCAGGGGAGGCTGGGGGGCAAGAGCCCGCTGAGAATGCTCCTCCCACAGCTAACGAGGAAAAGGTTTCGAGTTTAGAAACTTTGAAGGACTTAGTTCTAGAACATGACAAAAAAGAAGTTATTTCTAGGATAATTAAAAAACAACAGCAAAAAGTGGAAAGTACAACTAAAAACTAGTATATATAAGTTTAGGGGTTGTGTGAACGGAGAAAAAAAATGTTTTCAAAATTATTTGAAGAAAGAGATAAAACTATTACTCACCTTATTAAGTTAGGTGATTGCATAGCCAGATCTTTGCGAGAGAATGTCAGCTTGTTTTCTATTGATAGCAATAACTCACAAGTTTCTTATCTTACAGAGGGTGGTAAAGTTATAAGTGGAGAATTTTCCATAGGACAAGATGTTAGTATAGATAACATCCAAGTTCAAGATTCCTCAGTTTTTGAGGATGGTGAACAACTTGATTCCTTTGTGGGCGATAAAATCCATTCTTTTGTTGAGAGTATTCATTATGGAGAATATAATTCCGCTGATGAGTCCTTCTCTGATGTTTTATCTCTTTGGGAAAATAGGCTTAAGCTGTCAACTGTTCAAGCTCGACTCTACGAACAAAGTTCTCGATTACAAAATATTGAACGTATTGTAGAGTCGGATGAGTTCCAAAAGCTTGTTGAGATTTCCCCCCAACTTCATGATTTCCTAAAAGAGAATTTTGAGAAAGTTACCTCCGTTCCCGAAGTTAGAAATGCTATAAACCTTTCAAATGCAGTTTCTCAAGCTTTTAACTTTCCTAAATTAACTCTAGAAGAAATGGAAGAGAATAAATCTTATACTTTAAAAGATGGAATAACTCCTTCGATTTATGAGATGGTATGCCGTCAAGAACTTGTTAAGAGGGAACTCATTGAATCGAAGAGAAGTTTTGATATGATTTGGGCTAATAACGATTCTATTCAAAAACTGGCAGCTATGATTTTCGAAAGTGATGAGGGTGTTGTGGAAGTCCTCTCAGAAGCTCTTCGGGATGTGCCTTATCTTGCTTTAGCTTCTAAAAAGAGCTTATTCAACACTTTCTCAAACTGTCTTGCTCAAGCTGATGGTATTGGAGTTTCTGATAAAGATATCCAAAATTTCTCTTCGCGTATCTTTGAATATAAGAAAGAAGTTAAGAAAGTCTTTATTCAAAACATCAATGAAAAGTATGGAGTTAATATTCAAAACCTCCAAAGCCCCGCTTCCTTTAAGAGCTTGGCTAATACTCAGGTAGTTATCTTTGAAGCACTTTCCCGATTATCTTCTAAGGGTTCTGTTCTTAAAGAAGTTCTTTCTGAAATGGCTCAAAGTCTTAAAACCAAGTGTGGGGTTGAGTGCATTGATGTTAATGATTATCTCCTAGAGATGTTTATTAAGGTGGGTTATAGTGAGGTTTTAGAAGAAGCCCAGGCAGGGAATCTTCCTAAGGTAAATTTTAAACGAGTTAGCAAGGATCTTACGGATATTCAAGATTTAGTTCAAACGCTTCAGGATAAAATAGTTAAAGATCAAGAATACTCAAGTGATGAGAGTCTTGATAATAAAAAGCTCGCTGCTAAAGAAGCAGAAGACGCTGCCCCTGAAGCTCCTCCTGAAGCTCCTCCTGAAGCTCCTCCTGAAGCTCCTGTTCCTGCTGGCGAGGAGCCCCCTATGGAGGGTGATGCTCCCGCTATGGAAGCCCCTGATGTTCCTCCCCCTAAGAGTGAAGGTGAGACAATTAGCGGTTTAGCTGATCTCGAAAATATGGTAGCTGATATAGCTGCTGAAATGGGAATGGATGATGACGAAGAGGAGGCCAAGTAATGGCTTATGATCTTGTAACAGGACAAAGAACTTTTTGTTTAGCAGTTTCTGGATTAGGAATAGCAGATGCAACACAAACACTAGATGTTCCTTTTGTTGATTCTGGCGGAAATCTTATAAAATGTAGCTATTTTAGAGCATGGGCTTATGCAGATGCAGCTACTACTGTCGGGGCTGTTGCTGTGGAGGTTAGTGGCGTATCTCATACAGGAAACGTAATTTTGAACTCATTATCTGCTGTAGCTGCTACTGCTAATACAAGTGGAATTTGTGGTTTTAGTCTTCCTATAGGAGACGTTCCTATAACTGATGAGTGGCATGGATCTAATGGACAGATTGCTACAGGAGTTAGGCTCGTAATTACAGCAGACACTGCCAGTGATGTAACAGTAGGTATTACTTATGGAAACTTATTCGGATTAAATAGCCGCAGACTTGAACAATCCTATGATGCAGGGGTATAGATGGGAGACTTGAATGGCAGAATTTTCAGCAATTGTAGCGATTCAAGTTGATGAAGCTGGTCGCCCCACTAACCTAGAAGCCTTTCAAGAGGGAGATACCCTTGCCAGTAGCGTTCTAACTAGAGGTGTTAGAGATGTTGTTACTACGGTTGAGGATACTTCGGCTACTTGGGATGCGGGAGGAGATCCTCAGATTGCTACCTATGTTAGAAGTGCTTCTGGTGATATTGAAAGTGTATCAGGTTCTGTTGCAAGTCTAACCGATGGTTCTGGTCACTGGTTCTCTGGTTTTAATTATAGTTTATCAGCTTGGGAAACTGTTTCTGCTACTTCGGCTACTTGGAATGAAGGAGGAGAGGCTACCATACCTGCCTCTGTTTCTGGGCCATGGGAAGATACTTTTGAAAATGTAAGAGATACTTCTTCCCTTAGGGATAGAGTTTTAACTTATGTTAGAGACGGATCTGGTTCTATAGGTAATACTAGTTCCGTTGTTACAACAACCTCAGGTAATTGGAACACCATTTATGGTGATAGAGCCAATATTATAACCACTTCAGCTAATACGATTGTAAATACTTCTAGAACTGATGATGTTGTAGCAACGTCGGGTAGTTGGAACGATACCTTTACAAATGTAAGAGATACTTCTTCTTTAAGAGACAGAGTTATAAATTATGTGAGAGACGGTTCTGGTTCTATAGGTAATACTAGTTCCGTTGTTACAACAACCTCAGGTAATTGGAACACCATTTATGGTGATCGAACCAATATTATAACAACCTCAGCTAATACGATTGTAAATACTTCTAGAACTGATGATGTTGTAGCAACCTCAGGTAGTTGGGACGGCACTTTTGAAAATGTAAGAGATACTTCTTCTTTAAGAGACAGAGTTATAGAGTATGTTAGAGATGGTTCTGGTTCTATAGGTAATACTAGTTCCGTTGTTACAACAACATCAGGTAATTGGAATGACATTTATGGTGATAGAGCTAATATTATATCAGTATCGGGATCTGTAGACACTTCGAATACTGCCTTTTTGACAGGTGCTACTCCAACTTTAGATAATACTTTAGATGCAGATGGAAATAATATAGAGAATATTGCTCTTATTAAGGGTCGTGATCCCGCTTTGACCGCGTTTAATCTAAGTGGTTATAACATAACCTTATACCACCATACAGGTGCAGCGGACGGTGGTATTTTGTATGGCCCAATAGGCGATACTAGTAGTCTTATAGCCAACATCGGTAATCTAGCTGGTGTATCTGGAACAGGTGGAACAGGATCCTTTGAGGGGTCTGCAACTGCTAGTGCCCTTTTCTGTGGAAATGCTGATGACCCTGCTTCTTCAATTATTATTTCTGGTTGTGATCCTGATGATGATATAAATGCTGTTCAAGATAATGGAATGTTTTTATCCATTGATGAGGCCAATGCTAGAATGAGATGGACTACTGCTCCATTTGCTGTAAATGTGGATGATGGTAATATTGAGCTTGGAGACGGAGTAGGTACAAATCCTACTATGGCTATTGCTGGAACAGACATAATTTCCAGAAAACTTCATGCAAGTAATTCATTAAGTGGTGCTTCTACTTGTACAACAATTTTAGACTCTTCTGCAAGTATAAGTGGATGTCCTTACCCGCCCCCCTTCTCCTTTGTAAGATCTACTGCAACCCTAGGTGCAGGAGTTGATAATTTTTACTTTGGATCAGGGGTAACTGGTGATGAAACTACAATGGGCTCTGATGGAATTTCTTTTGATCTTACTAATGGGTATTGGGTTATTGATTCAGCAGGGTGGTATGAAGTATTTGCTGCTATAGGTATAAATTGCACTTCATCACCTTCAACAATTAAAAACTATGTTGTTACCACTGCTGGGTATGGGGGATCAGAAATCCTCAAAACTTTTACTACTACAGTGTTGAGAACTAATATTGATCCACACCTTACTGCGGCTCATTGGATTGGTTACTTAACCGCTGGTATAAAACTAGCTATTAAATGTGATACAGACGCAGGACTTATTACCTCAGAAAGATATTCAACTGCCTCTGTTAAAAGGATAGGATAATTATGACTACACTAGATAAAAAATATATGATCTCGAAAGAGACCTTAATGCCACTGGGCATGGTGATTGCCCTCTGTGGAGGTGTGGTCTGGATAAGTACGCAACTAACTAATATTAATTATAAGTTAGATTCTTTAGAAGGTAAGCTGGAAGAACAGTGGACTAAACGCGATATGGAGAATTGGGGACTTAAACTAAAGATGGGTAATCCTGATCTTACTATCCCAGATGTCGAAGATTAGTCGAGCATATGATTTTGTTTAGCAGCCCTAAGTAATCTCCACATATAGTTATCTTTTAGAGATCCTAGAACCGTTAAAATATTTGTTAGTTTAGTGAGGGTATCTTCACCAATAGCTTTTTTATTAATAATCATATTAATATCCTCAACTAACCCTTGAAGGTTCTTTTTATCTTCTTCTGATAAAGAGAATAACTGCTTTTCTATAGATTGTCTAGTTTTCATCTTTTTACCTTTATTTTTTTATCCCAAGAGCATACTGTTAGACTAATTCTAGAACTTCCTGATTCTAGGTGTTTAATTGGAAGGATAGCGTGAGGATAATTACTATCAAACAGTATTAATCTATTATACTTATATGGTATCTTTAACCAAGAATTATCCATATACTTTTCTAAATCATAGATGTTATCATAGAAGCAATAGTCCTTTTTTACCTCTGTTAGATTGATTGCTAATTCTCCACCCTCCATACTATCTCCAGAGCCTAAGTAAATAACAGCAGTTTTTTTAGCTGGTTCCATCTCTTCTGCGAACTCGTTACAATCAACATGATGATTGAGATGATTAATATCTTTGTCTAAAACATTTATCCATGCTTCGTATCCCTTGGAATTAAATCCTAAATCATAAGCACACAATGCTTTGATTATTTGACAAACTAATTCCTCTGCTGTTGAGTTTTGTTTATTATTATAAACATATTTATGAGACAAAAAATCAAATTGCCATGACCCTGAATAATGAAAAAACTTGTATAGCTCGTCCAGGGTATCAGTATTTTTTATAAAATTATCTATAATCTTTAACATATCGTTACTGTATGCCCTTCCCTTTCATAATGACGCTTTCTCGATATTGAATGTCCTCTAAGGTATTTTTCTTTATCTAAGAAATCATAAATATAAACCTGATCTTTAGTTTTGTGGCGACGGAGTGCGCGTCCTAATGCTTGAAGAGTAGCGATCTCAGACTTCATTCCTCTTGCATTGATGAAGTGAGTGATCTCTTCAATGTTAATACCTGTTTGGAGTATTTTAGTACCAATGAGGACAGAAGACTCTGTGCATCCTCTAAATCGAGATATAGCGTTATACCTTTCTCCGACCGAGTTGCGCCCTTCCAAGAAGGTGCAGTTTCGCCCACATAACTCTTCCAGGGCTCTTCCGTGATCAAGTGATTTGGTAAGAACAAGGATGCGGGCTCTTTTATTTCGTTTTTTGATGTCATTTACTATTTCCTCAATAATTTTATTTCTCGAATCATTCTGTACGATATACTCTTCA